GCGTAGATTGCGGTCGGATCGCGCCGGTAAAAGGCGACGAAGAAGGTCGGGAAGTCGAGCGAGACTTCGTCAGAGGAGCCCGGTACGAGCTGCACTGGCTTGTACTGGCCGGACTGCTTCTCGTACCACTTGATGGTGGCCATATCGACCTGGCGTAGCGAGTCCGGGGTGAGCTGCTTGTCGACGATGAGCTCGACGCCGATGGCGCCGCGGAGAAGCAGCATGTAGCGGTACTCGGCCAGTATTTGGCGCAGCGACTGCTTCAGTTGGAATTTGAGGGTGTAGTCGGTCTGAATCGCGAGCTTGACCAGGATCTGGTGCAGCTGCTTGGTCGCGTCAGGATCGATCTGTCCATCAATGGTGCGGGCGATGACGACCGGGTCGGTGTTCGACAGCGTCAGATAGGCATGGACCGCTGCGGAGATGTCGGGGTCGTGGACGAACAGGCTCTTGAGAAGATCTCGACTGTTGTCCGCCTGGCGGCTGGAGAAGATGTCGGTGAGATGGTCCTGGTAAGTAGGGACCGTCAGGACGTTTTCAGCTTGGCTCGGATTGAACGTTGCAGAACTAGTCGTGCCACCCTTCTTGGGATTGCCTTTCGGCAGCACGAACTGGAGCAGATTGTCTAGTACACCCATGAACTATGTTTAGGCAACCATTCCGAGAGAAATATTGGCTTTCGCCCTTGACTTGCTATTTAGTGCGCCACTCGGAGAGTTCAAGAGGTTCGTTCCAAACAGGAAAGCATTGAACCGGGCTTCACTGTTGTTGGCGAAGTCGATCACCTGTTTTGTCCGCATCGCCAGGAACAAATATCCTAGCGCGTGGAAGAAGTGGTCGTTTCCTGTGAGCTTCTGCCAACGAGCGTCTTCACCAGGGACCTCAATTCGAACCATGTCTTGTAGTTGTGCAACGATGATGTGTTCGAGCTGTCCGTATCCGACGAAAGAGACTGCTTGCTTCCGAACCATGCGGGCGACTGTGTCGATCGCCATGGTTCGATTAGCGACAAGATGGCTAAAGACATCGAATTCATCCGTTTTGGTTGTGACTGCCTGGACAGAGTTGGTGGTGGAATAGTCGACCGGCAGGATGATATGGGCCGTGTCGTCCCGGATCTCCTCAGCCGTTGGGCGGTACGGCTCCAAGTCCATACAGCCACCGACGATGTTGTACTTGCTTCGCAAGGACGAGATGGTCGATTTCAGCTCAGCCTGAGGTACCTGGCGCCACTCGAACACCACTCCAGGCTTGCCGACGACGACGTGGCAGATCAGGCCGACGTCGATGCCGATGAAGCATTCGTCCACGGCCGAGGGCTCGACGGCTTGGGAGCCGTTCATGCAACCCCTGATCTGGGCCTCGTTCAGGCGGGCGTTGGAGTCGTTGAAGGCCTCACCCAAGACGGTATTGTGGAAGCCGCGGAGGTTGTTGGTCGCCTTGTACTGCCCGAGCTGCTTGAAGACGTAGGCGGGGTCGGCGATCAGGCGGACGCCGAAGGGACGGACTCGATAGCCCCGAGTTTTCCGAGCCGGGTGCTCGGCGATCCAGCTCCAGTTGGCGGGATCGTGGTTGATCCCTCGACGGCAATGCTCACAACAGATGAAGGACGAATTGAAGTCAATTCGGCCAACTTGGTCTGCATCGAGGCTAGTAAGGTCCTCGACATCGGGTACTCCCGGAAGGCAGAGAAATCTGGGATGAAAGATGGGGATCTGGTAGCGGGTGCAGTGGGGGCAGCGATAGGTCCACTCATTCTTGTCTGAGGCCTCGTAGAAAGCGTCGATGCCGTAGCCGACGAAGGTTGGGGTGGAGAAGCGTTGGGTGATGCGATGCGTCGAGCCCTGCAGGCGCGACTGGAACAGGGAGATCATGGTCTGATCGGAGAGGTCGACCTCGTCGTTGAAGAGGTAGTCCGCGGCGATCGAGGTGGCGTCGTTCTCCTTCGCGCCGGTGAAGTAACAGAAGGAGTCGTCGATCTGGTAGAGGTCCTTGCGTCGAACCAGCTTCTCGACGCCCCCATCCATGTTGAAGACCTTCTCGGTGTCGAGCAGAGGCTTCACGCGCGTCATAGAGGTACGATCACGCATCTGATCAGTCGGACTTGAGAAGATGCCGGTCGTGCCGGGGTTGCGCTTGGCGAAGCTCAAGAACTTACGGATCTGGATCTCGGTCAGGCCGATCTGGGACGGCTTGATGACGGACAGGTCCTTATGCCAGTCGTCGATGATCTGACGCTGGAACTCATAGTTCTCGAACGAGAAGGCCTTCTTTTTCAGGTGGGTGTTGGTTGACACCCACAGCGACGTGGGCATATCCGCCCGGTCGGCGTCGAAACGGTCCTGCAGCTGGGAATAGAAGTCCGCCAGGTATTGGTTCATCCAAGGCGGATATAAGAAGAGCGCGCGGCAGGTACAAGTTATACTAACTCGTTGAGGAAACTCGAAACCTAGTACTTGCGATTTTCGAGACCTATATCCATCTCCGTTTGACACCAAGCACGAGGTTTCATGTCAATTCCTACTTACCCGACATTCCCGCCGAACGTGGGAATGTCACTGCAAGCTATTGCCTTCGCATTGGCGAAGGACCCTGAATTTCTCGACCGACCAGAGTGTCCCTACCCAGCGCAGCTGAAAGAGTTCCTGGCCCGCCTGGTGGTGCCACCGCCGCCCGGTGGTGAGGGGGGGAATATGTTCGTCGGCGCCGACGGTGAGCGGGGCGACGACTACGAAATCCTGATCGACGAGATCGAGAAGTCGATCACCTCCATGCAGCAGCTGGAGCTGACCATCAAGGACAGCAACGAGCGGCTGCAGATAGCGAAGGTAAAAGCTGCTCTTATCGACAAGTGGCTCAGCCAAAAAGAACGTCTTTTGAACTTGCGATCATTGTCTCAGTTCCAGAAAATCGTGGTCGACACGATGGATGGTATTTTGAATAAAGACCAACGTACGGATTTTATGGAGAAAATTGTTGAATATCTTCGGTAATAATTGCCAAAAGTACTGGGCGGCCGGGTTGCCGGTCATTCCGCTGATCAAGAACGACAAGCGCCCATTCCTCGGCGGCTGGCAGCGCATGGCCACTCAGATGCCGACCGACGAAGAGAAGGCGCACTGGGCGGTCGAGCATGCCGACTGCAACATGGGCCTGGTGCTCGGACCGCAGTCCGGCCTGATCGCGCTCGACATCGACGTCGATGACCCGATCGTCATGAAGGTGCTCGATGCCGTCCTGCCCAAGAGCCCCTGGATCAGGAAGGGCGCCAAGGGTGAGGTGCGGATCTATAAATTCACCGGCCAGGCCACGTTCAGGGTGCGAACGGAGGACGGTGGCACGATCTGCGAATTGCTTTCGCAAAGGACGCAGGTCGTGCTGCCGCCCTCGATCCACCCCAAGACCATGGCTCCATACACAGCCAACTGCGAGCTCCTGGACGTGATCGACCGGGTGCCGGTGCTGCCTCGCGACATCGAGGTCATCGTCAAGGCCGCCCTGGCGGCCGAGGGCATCGGCACCCAGACCGCCGGCAAGGTTGCCATTGCCTCCTGGGTGCCGGCTGGGGCTCGTGACAACGCCATGGTCGCCCACGCCGGCATCATGGCCAGGGGGGTGGTTCGTGGGGAGAGGTCCCTGCGCGAGGCCATGTCAGAGATGCACCACTGGGTCGACAGCTTCGTTGAGAAGGTGTTCGGCGACGAGCTCGACCCACAGAAGGGCATCCAGAAACTGATCGAGTTTCTGCGGAAAGACGTCTTGATCGCCAAGCGGCCCCTACCGTCCGGTTGGGACGATGGCCTCACCGACGAGGACAAGGAAAGGGTCGGCGTCGCTGACTTCGGCGCCGACAACATCAAGTATGGCTACACCAGGCTCTGGGATGACTTCCAGGCCGAGGTGTCAAAGGAAGGCATCCGGCCAGGCGACCAGGCCTGGCAACGGGCAGTCGAGACCACTCTCGACCGCATGGCTGCCAACAAGGACCTGACGGCGATCGAAGAGGATAGGCTCCTGGGTCTGATGGTCGACTCCTCGGCCCGCCAGATCACCAAGGGGGGTCTGCGTCGCGATCTGCGTCAGCGCCGGGTGCGGGATACGCTCGGCGATGATCATGCCTCGATTGCCTCGGCGGTGCTGGAGGATCTGTCCGCGGTTCATGGTCCGCTCCGGTTCACGTCCGGGGGTTGGGTCCACTGGCAGGGTGCCTGCTGGGAGCCGTTCGACGTCACCAGGATCAGGTCGCTCATCACCAGCAGCTATGGTGCGATCGAGGGGTCGAAGCGGTATTCCGACTACTCCCAGGTCGAGAAGACCATGCAGATGCTGGAAGAGGCCCAGAAGCCGATCAAGGTGATCGACAAGAACGGCATCAACTTCGTGAATGGGGTTCTGACTGAAGATCTGGAGCTGATCCCGCACAACATGGACTACGGGATGACCTACTGCCTGCCGTTCCCGTACCTGCCCGACCAGGCCGGTAAGGTGTCGAAGTGGCTGGACATGCTCATCACCTATTGGGGTGACGACGAGGACTGCGCCGAGAAGATCGAGGCCTTGCGGGAAGCCATGGCTGCGACCCTGTTCGGCGTGGCTCCCAAGTACCAGCGCTCGTTCATCCTCTATGGGGTGGCCGGGTCGGGCAAGTCGCGCATCATCGAGATCATGGAGGGTCTGATGCCGAAGGGATGCATCTCGCACGTCTCGCCCTTCGACTTCGACGACAAGTTCATCCCGGCGGCGATGGCCAACAAGCTGATGAATGTCGGCGGTGATCTGTCTGAGAAGCGGACGATCGGCGGCGAAATGTTCAAGAAGATCATCGGCGGCGAGACCATCACGGCCCAGCACAAGAACCAGCAGCCGTTCGAGTACAAGCCGATCTGCGCGCAGTGGTTCGGGTCCAATCATATGCCCAAGTCGACCGACTCGTCCGACGGCATGGGCAGGAGGTTCCTGTTCTTCAAGTTTTCCAAAGCGATCCCCGACAAGGACAAGATCGAGGACTACCATCTGCAGGTCCTGCAGGAGGAACGGGAGGCGATTGCGGCCTGGGCCGTGGAGGGCTACCGAGCGCTGCGTGAGCGCAGGGGGTATACCCTTGCTGAGAGCCACAAGCGGTGTGTCGACGAGATGATGGAGCAGAACAATTCCGTCCGTTTTTTTATCTCGAGCCTCCTCGCTCAGGGGAGGCTACTGGTGGGAGAGCCAGCACACTACGGGAAGTCGCAAGATTCGACCACGAGCGAACCCCTGCACAGGGAATACTCCACTTTCTGCAGCTTGGTGGCAAATGTGCGGCATGTTTCATTGACGAAGTTTCAAGAAATGATGCAAGAATGCCAGGGGAAGTATGGCTTCTCGAAAATCATCGAGATGAAACCGAACGGGGCGCAGATAGTAAAGTGGAAGTACATCACACTTGTGGCCAAAAAATAGGCCCGGAAATGGTCTCAAAACCGTGGTTTGACTGGCAAAATCGCTATATTCGCACCAGAAATGAGCGATTTTGGTCTGATTAACTAAAAAAAGGCGCCGAAAGGCGCCTTTTTTATTGGAAACGAACAGAGTTAGTATAACTCAGGCTTTTTAGGGGTCGACGGCGGCCAGGTTGGCGTGCGATGTACAGGTCGTCGCCGGCAACGTAGTTCGGCCAGCCTGGATCGGAGCCTGAAGATGAATGAGCGCCTCTAAAGCGTACTAGTATAGGAAATCTGAAATTTTGGGGGGCGTAAAATTGGCATACTCGCCCCCCGAGGCCGTGTTTTGCCTGGGAAAACCTACCACTCCCTCCCATTTTACCTCACTATTCTGGCCCATACGGCGTGGTACTGTTGGTCATCGGCCGACGGGGTCGATGCCGGACCGGGGCCGCTTCCCCGAGGGGAGACCTGTGAGCATAGCGATGTCGGACAAACGTCCTGAGGGACGCAAGGCGGAGCTATGCCACTGAGAAACCTGGACAATTGTCCCTCACATACGGAGCTTGAACGATCATGTCACAGTTCACTGACAAGCGCCTCGATGCGCTCACGAAGAAAGTCGCAACCGAGTTCGGAACCAAAACGATCGGCGTCATCGCCGCCTACGTCATGAACCTGCACCATGGCCGCAACGGCGGTGTGGTCGCCGAAGGGATGCGGCTCGATGCCGGCGGGCCGGACAGCATCAATTCCCGCGTCTTCAAGATCGGTGACTTGATCGCCGAACGCGCCAAGGTCGCCTATGGCGACAATGCCAATGAGAGTGTCGCCTTCGCCGCCCTTCAGACGTGGATCAAGCAGGAAAAGGGCGATCAGTCCATGTTCGACACGTGGCTGCCGCGTCTGCTCAATCAGCCGACGAAAGCGGAGAAGGAAGCCACGGCCAAGCTGGAAGCGGATACCCGCGTCGCCAAGGCGGTTGCCGCCAAGGTCAAGGGCGACGAAAAGGCCGAAGACTTGGAGCGGCTGAAGGCGGAGGCGGAGCGTGCCGACAAGCGGTCGCAGGCCGTCACGAAGCAAATCGCCACCTTGGGCAAGTGGGCGGGTGGCGCCGACCTCGCCGACATACCGGCCGCGGTGTATGCGCTCTTGGAGCGCTTGGAGACCGCCAAGGCGTCGGCCTTGCTGTCGGAGATCGGGCGGGACGTCGAGCGCCGCCTGGAGGCCCTCGCCAAGGCTGGTGCCGACACCCTGGTGCCCGCCCAGCAGGCGGCCTGAGGGGGGAGCGCGGGAGGGGGAAACCCCTCCCAGCCAGGCCGTGGCCGTGGCGCACGCTCACGACCACACCCACGTCTGCGCCCACGCCCGCGCGTAAGTGCATGGCGTGGTTGGGAATGTGAGTGTTGCTCACAATCACGCTCGGAAGCTGGTCCAAATTAATTTTGGACAACGGCGAAGCCTGCCCAAATCAATCCCGGACAATTGTCCAAACCCTGGAGTTCACATCATGACCTGGTCGATGCCGACGGACGACGAGATGCGGACGATCATCGGTTGCGCCGCCAACACGCCCTACCAGCCGGCCACGTTCATCTACGGCGATCGTTACAAGAACGTGAGCCACGACCTGATCCACGTCATCGATACGATCGGGCC